TCTTTCGTCTTCTAACTCATCAAGTAACCGAAGTTCATCTTCTTCATCTAGTGTTGCTAGAAACGCTGAACAAGAACCTGTAAAACCCTCTAAAACGTATAAGTACAATCTTCCTTTGATAAAAACAGCGAGGTTTTCTTCTTCGGCAACTTCTCCTCTAAAGTCTTCAATGGGAGACAATGATGGGTTTGTAGGTGCTCCAGGAGCAAGTACAAACGTCAACACGTACTGGAAAGGAGAGTCTCCTGGAAGAGGGGTTCTCCGTGTAAACAGAGACTGGATGAAGGCTATCCTCAATGCGTCAGAAGATAAACTAACAGGAATAAAGCCAGGAGACTCTGACCCAATTACTGGTAGTGCTATCAAAGCCAAAAAACCTGACCCTCAACTTTATGGATTTAGATTCCAATACAATCCAGAAAAAATACAAATGATTTATGACGTAAATGCAAACCTTCATCCAGGTGTTCTTGCGTCTGGAAAAGACATCTTCTTACCTCTTACTCAAAGTAGCAGCGCTATCTCCTTAGACTTAGTATTTAACCGTATGGAAGATATGAAGTACAGAAACAACCCTCAAATGGCTATTCAACAACAGGTTTACCATGGAAGTGGAGAAACCTCGTCTTTGTTAAAAGATGTTCAAGATATTCATGAAAAAGGAACAATGTATGACTTGGAGTACATGTTCAAAACAATGAATGCTCCTATGGGAGAGTTCTGGTCTAGATACAACGGAACTACTGCAGATATGGGATTTATTAGACCAACAATACTTGAACTACATCTTGGAAATAGACTTCGTTATCCAGTTCGTGTAATTAGCCTTGCAGTCGAACACAAGATATTTGACCCAAGAATGGTTCCAGTGTTCTCTATTGTAAGGATAACGTTTGCTAGATTTATTGAATACGAAACATCAAGACCTGCTGCTGACCCTTCAACAGTTAGTATGAGGGCACGATGATTTACTTAGATAGCAGATATGCAGACGCTCGTCTTTACAGAGCATATGACGCACGTACTGGAAAATACCCTGTAACTGTCATGCGCATGTACCCTGTATACGAAACAAGTTTTCGTTATCACGAATGGAAAGAGACAGACCGTTTAGACGTGCTTGCTCAAACCTATTTAGGAAGCCCGTCTTTATGGTGGCAGATTATGGATATAAATCCAGAATTAATTGACCCGTTCAATATTCCTTATGGAACACAACTAAGGATTCCAAATGCCTAGTCAATATGTTTTTGGCAATACCTTCAAAGTTGTGTACCCAGACTTTCCTGGGTTCCAAGAAAATCCTAGTAATATTAGGCTTATTCAAAAGGCTGGTCATCAAGACGTTGTTGAGTTACAGTACTACAGCGTCTCTACCTTTTATCAGACTGCTTTAAAGCCTGGTTCTTTGATAAAGGTTGTGTGGTCTAATGGAAGTGTCAAAGGAAACTTTTTTGGTCAAGTTTTGAGTGTTAATCCCTCTAAAACTTTTGGTCAAAATAAACCCACAATGATTAAAGCCATAGGCACTGCTCTCTCATTGAAGCAAAATGAGTCAAAAATATGGAGTAACAAACGAGCGTCAGAAATAGTTCAAGAGATTGCCAAAAAGTTTAAATTAAAACCAATAGTTATTCCTACAAAGGCAATACTAACTCAAGAATCAATGGTTGGACAAACTTATTGGCAAAAGTTACGAGAATTAGCAGATAAATCTGGTTATGTATTTCACGTATTTGAAACAGAGTTGTACTTTTTACCTTTTGACACGATGATAAACAAATTTATGGGAAATATTCCTGTTCTTTCTCTTGAAACAAATTATGGTAATGGATATGACAATCAAAACATGTCAACTCTTTTAGAGTTTAACTCAGAGAGTCAGTTGATTCCTCCTCAAATGAGACATTCAAATAGAACTAAAAAAGTTGTAGGAATTGACCCTCTTACGGGTAAGTTTTTTTCTCAAACAAAAGAGCCTGGTAAAACAGGAAAGTCTTTAAGAAAAGCACCTAATGTTCAGTCATTCTCAGAGCATATGTATAACGTAACGGTAGGTAGTAAAACTCTTGCTGAAACCAGAGCAAAAGCGGCTGCGGAATTGTCTAGGTTTAATGAGAGTGCTAAAGGTCAGGCTCAAGGAGACCCACGAGTAGCCCCATATAGGACTGTCCATATTACTGGTACAGGAGTAAATACTGATGGTTTTTGGATTGTAAAGACTGCTGAACATTACATAACTCATGATGGACGTTACTTTGTTGACTTTACTTGTATGACAGATGGTTCTGGAAGCAACAAAGAATCGTCTTTTAGAAAAACTCCAAGAGAAGAAATGTCAGTAAGAAATGTGGCTTATGAGTTAGCCTCTGGTCTTCAAACAACTCCCTCTACAACACAACTAAACGCCAAAAAGATGTTGATAAGTCAAGCAGACAATGGAGTTGAATTCAAACAAAGACGATGGGTAGGTAGATAATGGCAAATAAAGAACTAGCGCTTTCTCTTCCGTTCTCAGTAAACCCTTATGGAAGAATCTCAACTACAACGGAGCGTTCGAAGATATGGCAAGACCGCGTTAGGTCTGTCATTGGTACCTTCTTAGGTGAACGTGTTATGCGCCCAAATTTTGGAGCAGATGTTGTAGACGCAGTTCACGAGACCTCTGAAGAAGCAGTTATCATTATTGAGACACAAGTACGACAAGCCTTTAACACCTATCTTCCAACCCTAACCTTAACAGACGTCATTACTAACTACGATGAAAGCACTGGAATCATGGAGGTAGAAATTGTCTACTCGCTTCCAGAAGCGACGGTTGAGGATGTCTCAAGCACTACAATAGGTCTTGTAAGAATCGCAGGAAACTTACCACCACTTCAGGAGAAACTATGACGATAACGCCAGCCTCTAATATCCCTGTATCGGTCGATTACACCAGCAAGGATTATTATTCGATTAGAGAAGAACTAATCCAAAGAATTCAAGACAGAATTCCAGACTGGAAAGCAAACGACCCCGCTGACTTTGGCGTTGCTTTGGTGGAGGCATTCTCCTACGTTTCAGACATTCTTTCTTATTACATTGACCGTAACGCTAATGAAGCGTTCATCACCACTGCAACACAGCGTGATAGCGTACTAAACATTGCTCGTAACTACGGGTATACCCCTGCTGGATATCGTCAGGCTCTTGTAGAAATTACTTTTTCTAATTCCTCTGGAACAGAAGTCACTCTTCCTGCAGGAACTGTTGTTTCTGGAGACATAGTTATTGACGATACTGTTAATACCATTTACTTCACCACGGTTGCTGAGGCAGTTGTAGCAGAACAAATAGGAAGCACACCAGGTGAAGCCACGGTAACTGCTTCTCATGGTCGTTCCGTAATTCTTGTATCAGATGATGCCACTACAAACGGAGAACTTATTGGTACATCTGATGGACTGCCAGCGATGGCTTTTGAATTAGGTGAGACACCAGTTGTTGAAGATTCTGTTGAAATCTATGTTCAAGACGGAGCAATATTTGTTAAATGGACTGAAGTCCAACACCTAACAGATTACGGTCCAAATGACCAGGTCTACTCAACTTCTCTTGATGAAAATGACGTAGTAACTATTAAATTTGGTGACGGAGTATCTGGAGCAATCCCAACTTTGTATTCAGAGATACGAGCAAAGTACACCGTTGGTGGTGGAAATGAGGGTAACGTAGACGCAGATAGCATAGACACTCTTGTTTATGTTCCTGGTCTTTCAGAGGTACAAGTCACAGCACTACAAGCAGATATCACAGTAAATAACGCAGAAGCAGCCTTTGCTGGTGCTGACCCTGAATCAACAGAACAAGTAAGAACTGCTGCTCCTCTTACTCTGCGAGCAAACAACAGAGCAGTAAGTCTTAACGACTTTTCTACCTTGGCTCTTTCTGTAACAGGAATTGGAAAGGCAAACGCAACTGCATCTGTTTGGTCTTCTGTTACTGTTTACATTGCTCCAACAAGAACCGCAACAGATATCGACGCTGCCCCTGGACTTGATGACTTAGGAAACCCAACAGCAGAATATGACCGTTTAAAGAATGACCTAGAAACATTCTATACAGGAAAGACATTGATTGGAACTACTGTGACTGTGTCTCCACCAGTTTACGTAGATGTAAACGCAACTATTCAATACACAAAGTTAAATCAATACACAACAACAGAAATTGAAACAGCAATCAAACAAAAGATGGTTACGGCATTTGGTTATTCAAATCTCTTCTTTGAAGAGACTATCAATGCTGGTGATATTGAGTTCCAGTTATTACAAATTCCTGGTATTCAAGTTGCTCGTGTTACTCAGTTGTATAGAACTGGAAGCGGCGCTGCACTGACTACTCTTCAGGGAGACCCAGATGAAATCTTCCGTTTCCAAGAAGGTAACCTAAGTATTGGTGAAATCTAGTAATGGATTTTGAACGAAAACTACCTGGGATATATCGAGCAATTGTTCACGATAACAGAGACCCAAAAAAGTTACGAAGACTTAAAGTTAAAGTAACGGCTACTGGTGAACAAATAACCAACTGGATATGGCCTGTTATATCTACTAAACGCCCTCCCGCTATTGGTACAGGTGTTTATGTAATGTACATCGGTGGAGACCCAGAGTATCCAGTATGGATTGGAGAGTTTGGGGAGGCTCCACAAGGCGTGTTTGCTTATGGTTCTTGGTTTAGCACCATAGACCAAACGGCTGCATCTACAAGCACGCAATACATAATGACAGTAAATTCCACAGACTATTCTGAAGGAATATCTGTGGTTAATTCATCCAAGTTTACTGTGCAGGAACGCGGTACATACAACCTGCAATTCTCCGCTCAACTTCAGCACCGAACAGGTGGAGGAGGAGGCCCTGGAGACAACATATGGATTTGGTTAAAAAAGAACGGGTCAAACGTAGCAAATTCAGCAACAAAACTTTACATACCAACAGGAAAGTATCAAGTGGCATCGTGGAATTTTTACTCATCAATGATGCCTGGAGATTATCTAGAGTTGGCGTGGTACGTAGATACGACTGACATAGCCATAGAAGCCAACGGAGCATCAGGTCCCTCACCAGCAGTGCCATCATTGATAGTGACTATGAACCAGATAGCCTGAGTTCAGCAGGTAAATAGGGGGCAAACCTAAGAAAATAGACCGATAGGTCTGAAAGGAAGTCAACGTGACAGCATCGTATCCCTCATCGGTGAAGTCGTTTACCACCAAGGTAGACTTCACTGACACTGTTCTTGCGGCGCACGTAAATGACCTTCAAGATGAAGTTAACTCCATTGAAGCCACGCTTGGGTCAAGCATTAAGACTGGCTCTGGATGGGTTGGTTCTCCTGACTTTGTAACCTCATCTTGGAATACAGTTAAAGACCGAATTACAAACTTAGAGTATGTAGCAAAAGTTGCCTACGATGGTCGTAACCCTACTGGAGGTACTACAGGTCAAGTTCTTGTAAAGAACTCTTCAACAAATTACGATTACTCTTGGACAACCTTTACAGGATTGCCAACTCAAACTGGAAACAACGGTTACTTTTTAACAACTAATGGTTCGGCAGCATCCTGGGCCGCTATAAGTCAAGTTCCA